ACTCGATGATCTGGCCGGTTGGCGGCTTTGCTCTACCGCTGCCCCCCCGGGCTCCACCGCCTGCGCCATACCCGCTCAGGTCCAGCGCCGCCGCCGCCGGTGCAGGGATGCCACCACCGCCGGCGCCGGCGCCCTGTGCCGCCCCGCCCCTGCCGCCCATCGAGGAGGCGCGGCCAACGGCGCCGATTGCATAGGCGCCAATCGGGCCGAACAGAGCACCGGTGGCGGCATTGCCCACCGCCATGCCGAGCTTGTCGCGGATCGGCTTCGGGATGGCGTTCACCATGTTCTGGATCGCGCCGGTGACCAGGCCCATAGCCGTGCGCGCTGCGTCAGCGATGAAGCCGAACGGGCCGGAGAACGCCTGCGCAATGCGGGATCCCACCGACTGCGCGAACCCCACCAGCTGGCCCCACTTGTCGCTGATGAACTGCCCAGCCCCGGCGGCCAAGTTGCCCATCGCCTCCATTGATCTCTTGAAATCGCCGCTGATCACGTCGCCGAGGTTGCCGACGAAATCACGGAAGCTCTCGTTCGTCGTGTAGACGTGAGCCGTCAGCGCCGTGAGTGCGGCCGCTCCAGCCAGCGCCCAGCCCCAGCCGGGGATAGCCAGCATCGCGCCCTTTACCATCGCCAGGCCGGCCGATAGGGGCCCCATGGCGCGGCCGGCCAGCGCGGTCTGAAGGCTGAGGTTCGCCATGGCATTGGCCACCAGTGGCGCCGTGGTCTTGCCGAGCACACCCATCAGCCCAGTCACCGGGCCCCAGGAGACGGCCAGGGCGGCGCCTGCGATGGCGGCTTGCTGGAGAACCGGGGGCATACTGCTAAATCCGGTGACCGCCGCGGTGAGCGCATCGGTGACGGCGTTTAGCGCTGGCAGCAACGCAATAGCCAGATCGGCCCCCAGCGCGCCAACCTTGCCGCTGAGAATCGCCAGCTTATCGCTATATTCATCGGCCCGCTCTGCAAAGGCCTTGGTCATCTTGACGCTGAGCGAATCAATCGCCGCGCCGCCCATGTTCAGCATGGGGATCAGCTTGTCGCCGCTCTTGCCAAACAGGTCCATCGCCAGCGCCGTTTTGTTCACGCCGTCCGGCATCGCCTTGAACCGGTTGGCGATCTCCAGGGTCACCGCATCGGCGCTTTTGATGTTGCCCCTCGCGTCTTTGGCGCTGATCCCCAGGGCTTTGAGCGCGTCAGCCGCTGCGCCTTTGCCGGTGGTAGCCGCCTCAAACATGCCTCGGCTTAGTCGCGTCAGGCTCTTGGCCACCGCGTCAATGTCCGTGCCGCTGGTGCTCGCTGCTTTCCGGAACCTTGCCAGCGCCTCGACGCTCACGCCGGTGCGCTGGCTCAGGTCATACATAGCGTCGCCGGCATCAATGGCGCCCTTCACCAGCCCCACCAAACCGGCAGCGCTCGCCAGCGGCGCCAAGGCGCCCAACGAGCCGGCCATCAGCGCCGACGATCCAGCCAGCCCCCGCAGCGCCACAGTCGCCCCCGTGGCCGTGCGCTCGACGCCTTGCAGCCCGCGGTTCAGCGAGACGATCTGATTCGCGCCTTGAACGTCAGAACGGATCCGCAGCAGGGCGTCGAGGTTGGCCATCAGGCACGCAACTCCGCCAGCTTGGCCAGTGCTGCGTCTTCCATCACTCGCACATCTTCGAGCACTTCGAGCGGATTGGGGTCTCCCTCCAGGCTAAGGAGGCTGAGCACAACGCCATAATCCAGGCCAATCCGCTGGCCGTCGCTGATGCGCCACTGGGTGCAGACCTGCTGAAACATGCAGATCCCCTTCTCGGCCTCAGGGTGGATGTCAAAAAACTCCTCCTCAGGCTCCGGCATCTCCAGAATCACGCCGAATGCCTTGGCCGCCTCTGCCAGTTCAGGTGGTGGGCTTTTTGATTTGCCGCCGGTCACCCACAACTCGGCGGCATCTATCAGTTTTTTCGCTTGCCCTTCGCCAGGGACTCCAGCCAGGCGGCCACAATGGCAGAGGCCACTAAGGGGACGTTGAGGATCCTCTGGCGGCTGGTTTCGCTGAAGGGCACTTCGTTGCCGTCCTCGTCGAAGATGCCGCTCCAGCCGGTCAGCACCTGGTCGAGCAGCTCCATATCGGAAATGGAGCCGGCCTCGATCTTCTCCCCGATCTCACGCAGGCGATCCTGAGGGAGCCGCTTGAACTCGGCATCAAATACCTCCTTGTCGAACTTCCCGCCATCAACAGGGAACTCAACAGAGACGGGCCAGCGGTAGGTGGGGGATTGACTGCGGAGCTGGAGAGGCATGGGTGAGAGTGCGGTGAATCAGGCTTAGAAGTCTGAGGCGATCAGGTGAAAGCGATCGAGTATTCATCGTTGCCGTTGACCGGCAGGATGATCCCCGGAACGGTGAGCATCAGCTTCCCGTTGTCGTCGCTGTAGCGAGGGAGCAGCGTCTTAGCGGCTGGGGCTGCAAACGCCTGGCGGTTACCGGCGGTGGTGCCCTGCGTGACTGACAGGGGGTTGGTGGCCTGCGTCAGCGCGGCAGCGAAGTAGTCTTTTTGCGCGATCGCCGGGCATTCGATGACGGCTTCAAACGTGCTCCGGCCGCTGGTGATCAGCACCTCTTTCACGCCACCGGGCAGGGAGTTGTAGCTCATCGCGTTCTCCTGCTGGAACGAAAAGCTCTGCAAAACTGCCGCATAACCCGCGATGTTGATATTCAGCGTGTTGCCCAGGGTGACTGGCAATGGAGCGGCCTGCAGAGTGTAGGTGGGCGTCAAGATTGCAGTGTCGGTCGGGCCCTGGTAGATGCCCATGCCCTCAAAGCGGTTGACCCCGAAGCTGTTGTTATTCAGGTTCAGGCTGTGACTGCCGCGCCAGCCGGTGATGACGTGACGGATGCCGCCAATGAAATAATGGATAACGCAAGAAGTATTGCCGCCAAAGATAGTAATCGGCGAATATGTATTGCTGGTGCTGGCAACGGTGGTCATGGCATTGCGGCAGGCCTGGAGCGCTGCACCGAACCTTGGCGCCGTGCCGGCGGTGCCGCTGCCGGCCGCTTCACAGCTGAACGGGAAGCTGACGTGCTCACCCACCACCGCTTGCGGCGATCCGCCCATATACGGCCTCACCAGATTGCGGTCCACGATCTCACCCTGCATTTCAGGGAAGGTCAGCTCGCTGACCAGCAGCGCATCGGCTGCCGTCGGGTTCGCATCAACCCCGTAGGTCGCCTCCTGCTTGATCAGAATCAGATTGCTTGCGACGAACTGGGCCATCTTTGGGGGCGGCGGTGGTGGGCTCGGGGTCTTCGAGCAGGGTGCGCTTCCCCGTTTTGGGGTCGAGCAGGTAGTTGCCGCTGTGGCCGGCGGCAAACATCTCGTCTGGGGTCAGGCTAGCCATTCCGATTCAGATGTCCTGGGTGAGATCGCCTCTCGCGGTGCGGAATTTGACGATGTACCTCAGCCTAACGACGCCGATCTCGCCAGACTCTCCATCCCACCCGGCGCCCATCGAGTGGATGTCGTAGGCCAGGCCACCCAGGGTCCGGTCGGCCATCACCCGGGCATGGACCGCAGCGCGGATCGGATCGGCCAGCGTTGACAGGGGTCGGCCGCTGATGTTGAGCTCCAGTTGAACCATCAGCGAGGCATCGAGCATCGGCAGGGTGGGCCCCTGATCGTGCGGCTCGGTCTCCGGAAATACGCGCAGGCAGGGGCATTCCTCCCGCGAAACAGGCTCGTAGCGATCCCGCCAGATCCGCGTCCCCAGGCCAGGGGTGCCGGCCAGTGCCGCCTCAATGGCCGTCAGGATGCGCTCGCTCTTGGTGGCGGTCATGGCTTGCGTTGCTCCTGCAGGGCCACGCCTAGGGCCACGTTGGCGGCGCCGATCCAAGCGGCTGTGGCACCGGCCAGCGGGGTTTCACAGTCGGGCTTGCTGGCGCGCAGGCAGATAATCCAGCCGGCCGTGCTCAGGCTTGCCCCGGTCAGCAGGCAGGCTCCTGCGAATAGGATGCAGCGGCCGAGGAACTGGGTCACCGGCCTTTCTCCTGCCGTTCGATGGCGACTGGGATGGCGAGCCTGGTTTGCAGGAAGTGCGACCCGATGGCCAGCACCAACCCGGTGATGGCGAACGGCATCAGCAACACCGCCAGGCCCCCCACCAGCCGCACCTGGGCCATCTGGGTTTCCAGTTGACGCTGACGAGAGAACAAGGCATCGACATCCTTGGTGACCTTGGCGAGGCCCTCCTTCCGCTCGGCCATGATTGCAAGACCGTTATCGATCTTCCCGGTCAGCTTGGTGATCGCCACCCAAATGTCCTTGTGTGTGTAGTCGTGTTCGTCGGTTGGTGGCATGGTTGATGGCATGGTTGATGGCAGCGTCGCGTTCAGGCTAGGGACTCCGAGTAAGGAGTAAACCCAAACTTCCCATCATCTTCGTACAA